CTATTTATCCTTAACAATCTATGGTAGCTAAGCCTGTATAGTTATACTATAGGGGTGTTTTTATGTATCTGTAGTAATATTTGTAGTTGACAAGCATGAAAAAACCCGTAAAACTATATGCAGTTGATAACGTAATAGAGAAATTTTACGAAGCCTTACTGTCTAATAACTCACGTAGCTTTGATAAGATTCACATTCCTAAGTCTGACGTATTCTATGTACGTGAAGCTATATATCAAGACACGGGAGTGAGGTACTCTTTAGATCACGTAGAAAGAGCTATGTATTTAGAGGGACACTTAACTCGTTACGAAGTGTTAGACCCAGATAGAAAGAGACCCTATGCAGATGATCAGTAAATTGTGGAACAAAGCTAAGTCAAACCCTAAGACAGCTATTGGTATTATTGTAGTACTAGCTGTATTACATGAAGGTTATCACTGGTTATGGTAGTAGACTTTGACATAGACGGTGACGGTAAAGTTACCCTAGAAGAAGTTGCAATGAAAGAGCGTATGCTTGAGATAGAGCTACGTGAAGAGAAAGCTGAGTCTCAGAAGAAGATGGCTTGGGTAGCTATGCTTATGATGATAGGCTTTACAGGATTACTTTTTTCTGATATAATTAGTGAGACTCGTGTAAATGCGCTTGCTGATCTATTAGGGTTGTTCTATATTGCTCAGACTGGTATTGTTGCTGCTTACATGGGTGCAACAGCTTATATGGCAGGTAAGCCTATGGGTAACAAAGTAGCAATGACGAGTAAGGATATGCGATGAGTGGGTTTAAACTATCCCAGCGCTCTTTAAGTAAACTAGATGGGGTACACCCAGATCTTGTAGCTGTAGTGAAACGTGCTATTGAGATTACGGATGTAGACTTCGGTGTGACTTATGGAGTCAGAACGCTTAGTGAGCAGAAAGAGCTTGTAGCTCAAGGGCGGTCACAGACAATGAAGAGTAAGCACTTGATTCAGGGTGATGGTTATAGTCATGCCGTAGACCTTGTAGCTTATTCAGGTTCGAATGTAGTTTGGGAACTTAACGTGTACGATAACATCTGTGATGCTATGGCACGTGCAGCAGAGGAGTTAGAGGTTCCCATCAAGTGGGGTGCTGCTTGGTCAGAGGGTGACATTAGGTACTACGACGATACAGCTGAAGATGCGATGAATGCATATATAGATCTGCGTAGAAGCCAAGGTCGTAGACCGTTTATAGATGCACCTCACTTCGAGATGATGGTGTGATGCGTTGGCTAGTCCTGACCTTATTATTATCTAGTTGTGGTTTGACTGGGCTACCCTTCTTTAGTGGAGGCGGTGGCCCAACAGTTAATAGTAATGCACAGATAGGTAAAGAGAACAAGCAAGCTGTAGTTGCATATGAACAAGAAGAAACTACAAGCGCTGGGCGTGATGTGATTATCACAGAAGTTCTCAAAGAGATAGAAGCAGGACCAGTAGAAGATTTACGTATTAGCAACACTAACATACCCCCGTGGGTACTACTTGTGTTACTGTTAGGGTGGGTACTACCTACTCCCACACAAATAGGCAGAGCTTTGTATAACTTAGTTGCTGCGCCCTTTAGACGTAAAACATTGAAAGATCGAATGAATGGCTATTGAGTATCGTGGTGAAAAGTTTAGTGGCTACAACAAGCCTAAACGAACACCTAACCACCCTACTAAATCACACGTAGTATTAGCTAAAGAAGGTGATACTGTTAAGATGATTCGCTTTGGTGAGCAGGGTGCTAAGACTGCAGGTAAACCCAAAGCTGGTGAGTCAGAGGCAATGAAAAAGAAACGTGCTAGCTTTAAAGCTCGTCACGCAAAGAATATCAAAAAAGGTAAGACTTCTGCAGCTTACTGGGCAGATAAGGAAAAGTGGTAAGATGTGGATAGGGATAATGCTTGTGTGTTTCGATCCTATGGCGTTGTCCTGTAAGATTGTAGCAAAACCAGAACCGTTCTATAGTGAAGAGGCTTGCCTGAAGGAGGCAGAACAAGTAGCAACAACTATAAGGCAAGGCGGTGCGTACGCTACCCCACATTGTCATAAAGTAGAAGGTAATAGCGCATAATGGCTAAGTCACCAACACCGACAAACAAAAAGCTATACTCAAAAGTGAAAGCAGAAGCTAAGAAAAAGTTTGACGTATGGCCCAGCGCATATGCATCAGCTTGGTTAACTAAAGAATACAAGAAGCGGGGAGGCAAGTATAGTGGCACGACAAAGAACAAAGTCACGTAAGGCTGCACCTGTATTAGAAAGTCGTAGAGGTTTTTCCAAAGGAGGCTTAGGTAAGTGGTTTGGTGAAGAATGGACAGACGTTAAGACAGGTGAAAAATGTGGGCGTAGTTCAGCAAGTAAATCAAGTCGTCCCTATCCAGCGTGTAGGCCAAAAGAAGTCGCCTCAAAAATATCCAAAAAAGAGGCACAGAAAAAGACAGGGCCATCTAAAGTTAATTGGTCAACAACAGCATCAGGAAGAAAGAGAACAACATGAAAACCAAATGTCCTCAGTGTGGTGGAAAAGGCTGTAGTCACTGTGGTGGCACAGGCTATCATAGCAAAACTAAAGCAGAGATGAGTAAAGGTGGCATGACTAAGAAGCGAGGTTATGCACACGGCGGCATGGTTAAGTGTGGCGCATCTAATCCTCCAAGTAAAAAACGGTAACATTAATGTATTATCACAAATATAAAGACATCCTAGAAGAAGCAGGCTACACTGTAGGTGAAGACGGACGAGTACACAACGACAGAGGTTACTGTGTAGCTAATGAAGATCGTCACGGCAATGTGTACTGCTTTGACCCTAACGTCAATAACATCATCAAGAAAAGCCAGTCTACCGTAGAGAAAGTCAAAAAGGCTGTAAAGAAAGCCGCACCAAAAGGTATGAAACGTGCACGTAACTCTAAAGGGCATTTCATTAAGGATGACCCTAATACCCCAGAGAACGAAGCGTGGGTTCAAGATAGCGATTACGGACAAGGTAAACTTTAATGTCTCTATTTAATCAGGGTAAAGCAGCACGTACTAAGTCGTTGTTTGGTCACAATACTGGAACGACTACAGAAGACGTGTATATTTGTCCTGCTAACTGTATTGCAGAGATTACTTATCTGCATATACATAACACTACAGGTAACACTAATATCACTATTGAGTGGTTTATTGCTCCTGAGAATATTGATTCTGCTGTGTCAGATAAGAACAATCCTAGTTATGCTACTTGGGCAGCTAGTGGTTACACATCGCATTACCTAGAAGGTAAAAACCTTGGTGCAGGTGAGTACATTACATTTGCTGACATGGACCTTGTACTACAGGCAGGTGATAAGCTACAGGTAACACCTGATACTGCAGCACACGTAGATACTATTTTAACTGTAACTGAAACGTTTATCCCTGTCGGCTAACGCATAACGGGTATTCCAAATAAGTAGTTCTAAAAGGCTCAGTATTTTAGTATAACTATATGTACATCCATTAAAACACAAGGAGTACATATAATGGAACTAGTAATTTCTGAATCATCAAAGTGGGCCTACAATATTAAAGCTTGGTTCGCTCGTGGTCTACAGGCATTAATTGAATCACGTCAAGCAGAAGCAAATCGTCGTATTGCAGAAATGCATCTGTACCGCATGACTGATCGAGAGTTAAACGATATTGGTATAGGACGTGGAGACATTAAGCGTATCGTAAAAGAAGGTATGAAGTGATCTATACTTGTTTGAGGAGGCAGTATGGACCCAGTAACAATAATCAGTGGGGCCACTGTCGCCTTCAACGCACTTAAAAAAGGCTTTGCTATAGGTAAAGACTTACAGGATATGTCGGGACAGCTAACTAAATGGGCTGGACATATGTCTGACTTAGGTCAAGCTGAGAAGCAAGTAAAAAATCCGCCTTGGTGGAAGTCTCTTGGAGGCTCTATAGAACAAGAAAGTTTAGAAGTTTTCGCTGCGAAGCGTAAAGCAGAGGCGATGCGAAAAGAGCTAAAGGACTATATATCTTTCACTATGGGGCCATCGGCTTGGGACGAGTTAGTCGCAATAGAAGCCAAGATAAGAAAACAAAAGAAAGAGCAAGAGTACCGTAAAGCAGAACTTCAAGAAGCTATTATAACATGGACTGTATCGGGTATTCTTTTATTGATAGGGTTTGGTGTTTTAGGATTCGTACTTTATCTAACTGTGTAGCTAAACTTCAAAATAAGTACTATGCTTTTGACAAGCAAGGTAATATACTTATTATTACAACATACAAAAGAATAGCAGAGAACGTGTATAGGAAATACAATGGCAAGAAATCTAACAGAAAATCAAGCAAAGTTTCTCGAAGTACTGTTCGATGAGGCTGGCGGTGATGTAGTTAAGGCTAAGAAGCTTGCTGGCTACAGTGATTCCACACCTACTCGTACTATTATAGAGTCACTAAAAGACGAGATCTTTGATGGTACTAAGTCTTATATGGCACGTATCGGACCTAAAGCAGCTGTAGCATTTGGTCAGGCTCTTGTAGATCCTACTGAGCTGGGCGTAAAAGAAAAGATGCAGGCTGCTAAAGAAGTACTAGACCGTGCAGGCGTAGTAAAAACAGAGCGTGTAGAAGTTCAGTCATCAGGTGGGCTGTTTATTCTACCTCCTAAAGAGTCTGATGATACGGATAACTAAACAAAAAGAAAGACAGAGCTTAGGTTATTGGATGCTGCCTAGGCCAGACTTTAAGATAAAGAAGTGGGAACGGGTTCCTCGACTAACACACCAAGTACCTTTTGGTTATGAGATAGATCCTGAAGACAATGAGTGGCTAAAGCCAATTCCTAAAGAACTAGAACTATTAGAGCTTGCAAAGAAACATTTAAAGCAGTATAGTTATAGGGAAGTAGCTGCTTGGTTGTCTACACAATCAGGTAGAAAGATATCACACTCAGGGCTTAGAAAAAGAATAGATGTCGAAAGAAAACGTAAATCACTTGCTGCAATTAAACGCAAGCTTGCCGAAAGGTACGAAAAAGCGATCAAGCAGTACGAGATCCTCGAAAAAGAAAGACTCGGCTACTACACCTACGAAGAAGACACCTGAAGTAGAGATAGTTCCTGCCACAGTTAAACCTGCTGAGTTTGACCCTATAGAGGCACAGAACGTAGTATTTAAGCCTAACCCAGGTCCACAAACACAATATCTAGCTTCTTCTGAAAGAGAAGTTCTGTATGGTGGGGCAGCAGGTGGCGGTAAGTCTTATGCGACATTAGCTGATCCGTTGCGTGACTTAGGTAATGAAGCTTTTAGTGGACTACTAGTTCGTCACACAACTGAAGAACTTCGTGAGCTTATACAGAAGAGTCAAGACTTATACCCTAAAGCTATACCAGGTATTAAGTGGTCTGAACGTAAGTCGCAATGGACTACACCAAGGGGTGGCAGACTGTGGATGTCTTACCTAGATAAAGACACAGACGTTATGCGTTACCAAGGTCAGGCGTTTAACTATGTAGCTTTTGACGAACTTACTCAGTGGAACACTCCCTATGCGTGGAACTATATGCGTTCACGTCTACGTAGTAGCTCTAAAGAGTTAGGACTCTACATGAGGGCTACGACTAACCCTGGTGGTCCTGGACATTCTTGGGTTAAGAAAATGTTTATTGACCCAGCGCCTGCTAACCAGCCTTTCTGGGCTACAGATATTGAAACAGGCGACACACTGACATACCCTAGCGGTCACAGTAAAGCAGGAGAGCCTCTCTTCAAACGCAGGTTTATACCCGCAAGTCTATTCGATAACCCCTACTTAGCAGAAAGCGGTGACTACGAAGCAATGCTTTTGTCACTGCCAGAACATCAAAGGAAGCAGCTTCTTGAAGGTAATTGGGACATCAATGAAGGAGCAGCTTTCCCTGAGTTCAACAGAAAGATACACGTTGTTGAGCCTTACGACATACCTAAGTCCTGGACTAAGTTTAGAGCTTGCGATTATGGATATGGTTCTCATACAGGCGTTGTATGGGTAGCCGTAACTCCTTCAGAACAACTGGTTGTCTATAGAGAGCTTTACTGTAGTAAAGTTACAGCCTCTGATCTAGCTGATATGATTCTAGATGCAGAGTCCGATGATGGGACAATCAGATACGGCGTGTTAGACTCGTCACTTTGGCACAACAGGGGTGATACTGGCCCGTCCTTGGCAGAGCAGATGAACATGAAAGGGTGTCGATGGCGTCCTTCTGATCGCTCAAGAGGCTCCCGTGTTTCAGGCAAAAACGAGATACACCGCCGCTTACAGGTAGATGAGTTCACTGAGGAGCCAAGGCTCGTTTTCTTTTCTACCTGCACTAATACGATCTCTCAGCTACCGTCTATACCTCTAGACAAAAAGAACCCAGAGGATGTAGATACAAACGCAGAAGATCACTTGTATGATGCCTTAAGGTATGGCATAATGACAAGACCACGTAGTTCTATATGGGACTATGACCCATCTAAATCTCAACGTTCTGGCTTTCAAGCGTCAGACGCAACTTTCGGGTACTAATCTATGGCAGATATTGATGATCTAAATTTCGAAACAGACGAAGTTGTCGCTGCAGAAGACGGTAGTGACAAGCTATTCGAGTCTGTCAGTAGCGTAGTAATGTATGTTAACGAGCGATACAAACGAGCAGAAGATGCACGTTATGGCGATGAGCAGCGTTGGCTACGAGCATATCGTAACTATCGTGGCTTGTATAGCTCAGACGTTCAGTTCACAGACACAGAGAAGTCTCGTGTATTCGTTAAAGTAACTAAGACTAAGACTTTAGCTGCATATGGACAGATTATCGACGTACTGTTTGGTAATAACAAGTTTCCTCTATCTGTAGATCCTACTGTACTGCCAGATGGCGTAGCAGACTCTGTGCACGTCAACATTGACCCTAACGCTGATATGGCAGGAGAGGAGCTAAAAAATGCTTCCGCTACTCCAGCAGCCCCTACAGCGCTTCTAGGAGACGACGGTAAGCTACTACCAGGAGAAACGCTTCGAGATCTTCAGGAGCGTCTAGCTGGTATGCAGAATAAACTAGCTCCTGTTACTGAGAAAGTAATCGAAGGTCCAGGAACTACAGCAGCCAATGTTACTTTCCATCCTGCAATGGTTGCAGCTAAGAAGATGGAAAAGAAGATACACGATCAGTTGAACGAGTCAGGTGCCTCTAAGCATCTACGCTCTATGGCTTTCGAGATGGCACTGCTTGGCACAGGCGTAATGAAAGGGCCGTTTGCTGTAGATAAAGAATACCCTAACTGGGATAGCACAGGCACATACGAACCACTAATCAAAACTGTACCAGAATGTAATCACGTATCTATTTGGAACTTCTATCCTGACCCAGAAGCTACATCAATGGATGACGCAGAGTATGTCGTAGAGCGTCACAAGATGTCACGTACGCAATTACGTGCGCTAAAGAACCGTCCTTACTTCCGTGATGAAGCTGTAGAAATGGCAATCTCTAAAGGCCCAGACTATATTCAGAAGCACTGGGAAATGAGCATGGAGGATGACGATGCTCAACCAGAGTCAGAGCGCTGGGAAGTTATGGAGTTCTGGGGTTTTGTAGATGTAGAGATCCTAGAAGAGAATGGTGTAAAGATTCCACGTGAGTTGCGTAACTTAGATGAGGTTAACTGTAACATCTGGATTTGTAACGGTGAAGTCATGCGCATGGTACTGAACCCATTCAAGCCTGCACGTATTCCTTACTACGCAACACCTTATGAGCATAACCCCTACAGCTTCTTTGGTATTGGTATTGCTGAAAACATGGATGACACACAGACGTTGATGAACGGCTTTATGCGTATGGCTATCGACAACGCTGCACTATCAGGGAATTTGATCATTGAAGTGGATGAAACCAACCTCGTACCTGGACAGGATCTTTCCGTATATCCTGGAAAAGTATTCCGAAGACAGGGAGGAGCGCCTGGTCAGGCCATCTTCGGCACCAAGTTCCCCAACGTTGCTCAAGAAAATATGCAGCTCTTTGATAAAGCTCGTGTTCTGGCTGATGAAAGTACTGGGTTCCCTTCTTTTGCGCACGGTCAAACTGGCGTTTCGGGTGTGGGCCGCACGGCAAGTGGTATTAGTATGCTTATGTCTGCTGCTAATGGTTCTATACGCTCCGTAGTTAAGAATGTTGACGACTACTTGCTTGGCCCTCTAGGTAAAGCATTCTTCAGTTTCAACATGCAGTTTGACTTTGATGAGTCAATCAAGGGTGACTTGGAAGTTAAAGCATCTGGTACAGAAAGCTTGATGTCTAACGAGATTCGTTCCCAGCGCCTAATGCAGTTCTTGCAGGTTGCACAGAACCCAGTACTTGCTCCGTTTGCTAAGATGGATTACATCATTCGTGAGATTGCTAAGAGTATGGACCTTGACCCAGACAAGGTGACTAACTCTATGGCAGACGCTGCAGTACAGGCTGAGTTATTCAAGAAGTTTGCACCACAACAGCCTCCAGCACAAGGTGCTGCTCCAGAAGAGGGAGCGCCTGCAGGGGTACAAGTAGAGGATACTACTGGCTCTGGGGGTGGTACTATGGGTGTAGGAACTGCTCCTCAACCAGGAGAGCAAGGATTTAGCGGGAACGTACAATAATGTCAGGCATCTCTCGTATGATAGCTAAAGAGCTAAGCTCAGCGCTGGGTATCATTGACAACCCTAAGTACAACCCTATGTTTAAACAGACAGAAGAGGCACTGACTGACGTAGCTGATCCTAGTGACCCTACAGTGGCACGGTTCTATAGCCCACTAGAGAGTGCTATTGACGAAGCCCCTATTGGTAAAGAAGGTACACGTGGCGAGAACATCGAAGCGTTTGTACGTAAACGTGCACCTAAAGTTACACAAGCTGAGATGGAGTATCGTGGGTTAGGACTAGAGCCTGACGCTAAGTACACAAGAGAAGCACTGTCTGGGATTAGGCAAAGAGAAGACGCAGATCAGATACTTAACGATTTTGAGACTATTAATAATTACTCATATATTGAAATAAGTGATAATTTAGACGACTGGATTTATAACAATAACCCTAAAGCCCTAGATAAAATGATGGGTATAGGGCGTATGTATGATGACTACAGAGAAGAAGTTCAAGATCATTTAAGTTATCTTTTTGATGGTAAAAAAATACCAGTTCAACGCATAGAAGGTTACGCAGACCCCTTCGCAAAAAAGAAAAAAACAATAACAGTTATTGATGTAGATGATGTTATAGCTATAGGTAATCCTACTGAACGTGAAGTCATCACAAAAGACCCTGACACAGGACGGTATATATCTTATAGTGTATTGACTGATGATATTTTAAAACCCTTAGAGGTTAAGGCTGTTAAAAAAGGTTCTCGTTACCGTAATATGCAACGTCAAAGTTCTTTACAGGACAAGGAGTTGGATTATACTGAGTTGGGCTTAGATGCGTCTGAGGACTTGGGATACACTACACATTTTGGTCCTTCCAACCTAGCTCATACACGTTATAGCTTGCGTGATGGTGATGAAGGTAATTATATTCTAATTGAAGAGTTACAGTCTGATCCCTTACAAAATGTAGTAGAAGACTTACCTACATTTAAAAAGAAAGCAAGAGCACAACTAGATACTTCGTTAGGGTATATCTATGAGGACTTAACTTATTTGATTGAGACTCAAGGTAATGGCTTTCCTGATAAACCTATAAATAAGATTAAAAGCTATATTGAGGACGTGGTTATACCTACACAGCTTAACCAGAAGCTAACTAGAGAAGAACGCAAAAACATATTTGAAAAAGCTGTAAAAGATATGGATGCTCCTGCAGACCTTATTTTTGGTGACAGTGGAAGTACGTCGAATGTTACCTTTTACATATTAAGTAAAGAGTTTGACGATCTTCCAGATGAACAAATAGGAGCACTTACAGACTCTATACATAATAGAGTATCTACTTATATATCTAATCTTGGTGCAGCTACAACTAAAAAAGACTTACCTATTCAGAGTATATCAGATTCAATTCGTATGTCTCTACAGGCTATTATAGCAGACGCTAAAGCAAAAGGTGTCAATGAGATTGTGTTACCTCCTGTAGAAAAGCTTGCAGAGCAACGTTTCTCTAAAGACGAGGTAGCATCTAAAATCGCTAAGGGTTCTGCTTTCTATAATACGTATGTAGCTGCCTATCAGAAAGTTCTTAAGCAGTTGAGGAACGAATTAGGTAATCAGGTTAAGGTAGGTAAGAAACCTCTTAACTATTATGTGTATGACGACAAGAGTTATAAACAGTCTACTGAAACAGTTCAAGGTACACTACTAGATATTTCTAACTTGACTATTGATCCAGCAAACATTAAACTACGGTTCAACAAAGGTGGACTAGTAGAAAGACGCACTAAATGAACGGACAACTAAAGAAGCTTGTGAACGACAAGCCGTTATGGGATGCATACTTAGAGTACATCGAAAGTAAGATACGCTCTGCACATACCCGACTAGAACAATCAACAGACATCGAATCACTCTACAGAGTACAAGGTGAAGTAGCAGTACTACGTAGACTGAAACTTATGAGGGAAGAAGTTAATGGAAACTGAAGAACAGATGGAAATGGCATTCATGCAGGATGATGGCATGGACGTAGATCCCGTAAGTGGCAATGAGATTCCCCCAGGCTCAATGGCTAACGAAGTACGTGATGACATCCCAGCGCAACTGAGTGAGGGTGAGTACGTAGTACCTGCTGATGTTGTTCGTTTCTTTGGTGTTAAGTTCTTTGAAGATTTACGTTCACAGGCTAAGATGGGCATGGCTGAAATGGAAGCTAATGGTCGTATTGGCGGTGAGCCTGTCGCTGTTGAAGATGAAGTCCTTGTTGATTATGATGACTCTGATCTATCTGACGATGAGAAAGCCTTACTTGAAGAAGTAACTGGTATGGCTATGGGCGGCATGGCTAGAAAGACAGTATACGCTGCAGAAGGTGCTGACATAGATCCGTATAAACCACAGTTTACTTCTGGTATGGCTTCTATGTTTGCTCCTGGGTTCCTTCTAGATCAGACTATGGGAGTGGCACCTATAACAGAAGTGACTCTTTATGGGCCTAATGGAGAGACCGTAAAGCTTAACTTACCGACAGACCAGGCAAAATACGATGAGCTTATTGCACAAGGCTACACAACTACACCTCCTTCTGCAATAACTGTTCAGCCGCAAACAACACAAGCTCCTACACAAGCAGGCTCTAGCTCAGGGGGTGACGGTCCAAAGCCTCCAGAAACAGAACGTAAACCGTGGTACGATGGTGTTGATTGGACAAGCACAGAAATAGCTAAACCTGGTATCATTGAAGACCTAATAACAACTATGGTTCCAGGTGTTGGGTACGTTGTTAGCATGAATAATGTTGCTAACCAATATGCTAAAGCTAATATCTTAGAAGCTTCAGGTGATGCAGCAGGAGCAGCTGCTCTTAGGGCAAACATAGATTCTTATATTCAAGGTAAGGGACTTGGAGCTAGAATAGCAAAAACAGCCTTTGGTCAATATGCAGACGGTGACTGGAAGACTATAGAATATCTTGAGTCTATAGGTATTGATGTGCCTAAAGGTATTAAAGATGAAGATATGGTTGACTATATTAAGCAGCTCTCTAACGATCCTGATATGAGAGATAAAGTTAAACGTAGCATAAGCGGAGAAGGGGCTATTGTAGCGCCAGGAGTTGATAAAGAAAAACTAGCTAGAGAAGCAGCTGCTAGAAAAGCGAAAGCGGAAGCCGCTAAGGCAGCTGCAGCAGCTAAGGCAGCTCAAAAGCAAGCAAGAGCTGCAGTATCTTCTTATGCAAGTCAAGCAGGTAAAAAACCTGCAGGTGCGGGAGAATATAATACACCTATTGTTACACAGAAGAGTATACAACAAACTAAGGATATTGTTTCTAAAGCTGCCGATAAAGCAGGTACAGCTAAAAACTTGCAAAGAACTACAGCTAAAATAAAAGACATTACGTCTGGTAGAAATACCTCAGGGCAAGTTGGTTTTAAATCAGGCGGCTTGATGAAAAAGAAAAACAAGAAGTAAACACTAACTTTACCATATAACTATAAGGCTACCCAGCTACGGCTGGCCCCAACATAAGGAAACTAAAAATGCAACAAGAAGTTCAAGTAATGCAAACTAAAGCTTTTGCACCACAACTAAACCAGTCTCGTATTAATAAGGACGAAGAAGAGTTAAAAGCTCTACTAAAGCAAGCAGGCTACAGCAATGAAGAAGAAGAGCAAGAAGAGCAAACTGCTGAAGCTGAACCCAGTAGCGAAGAGCCTGTCACAGAACCAGTACAGGCAGAGAGTCGTACCGAACAAGAAGAAGAACCAAAAGCTGAAGCATCCCAAGAAGCAGATGATTCTGAGCTAAGTGGTGAAGAGAAAACTTTTAAGAAACGTTACGGTGACATTCGTCGCTTGCTACAAGATAAAGAGCAAGAGTGGAAACTTAAATACGAAAAGCTAGAAGCACAACTTGACAAAGCTGCACGTAACGAGTTAGTATTACCTAAGTCAGAAGAAGAGATTGAAGCGTGGGCTAAGAAGTACCCTGACGTAGCTGGCATTGTAGAAGCTATTGCAGATCGTAAAGCTACTGAACGTGCTTCTGATTTAGATAAACGATTAAGTGAGATTGAGTCTTTACGTGTTGAAGCTCGTCGTCAGAAAGCAGAAGCAGAACTACTGCAGCTACACCCTGACTTTGAGCAGATCCGTTCAGACGATGAGTTCCACGATTGGGCTGAGCAACAGCCTAACTGGATACAAGTTGCTTTATATGAAGATCCAGACGATGCTAAATCAGTAGCTCGTGCTATTGACTTATATAAAGCAGACAAAGGAATTACTACCTTAGCTAAGAAGACTACCTCAGATGAAAAGTCTGCAGCCTCTTCAGTAAAAGCTAAGAGTCGTAATACTCCACGGTCAGATGATACATCCTCTCTATGGTCGGAGAGTAAAGTAAATAAGCTGTCCTACAAACAATACGAAGCAAAGCAAGAAGAGATTATGGAAGCTATGCGCACTGGTAAATTCATTTATGATGTAACCAAAAAATAGCTTGACATACCTTAATTGCTACGTATAACTATTAGCATATATAGTACAATACAATATGTGCTATTATTACACTAACGCCACACTATAAGAACTACCCAAGAGTAAAGGCCCAGCGCACTACAGGAAGGCCATCCTAACGTGCAAAGCTGACTACCCTATTACGATTGGCCTCTTTCAGTGGATATGTAGTGTCTAACTTTCACGCCATATCTTAATTGAAAGGAACTTTACTATGGCTATTACAGACGCATCAGGGACAGGCTTTAGCGCCTCCAATAACTGGTCCCCAATTATCTATAGCAAGCAAGCACAGATTGCTCTTCGTAAATCTGCTGTTGCAACTGCTATCACTAACTCTTCTTACTACGGTGAGATTGCAAACCAAGGTGACACTGTTCGCATCCAAAAAGAACCAGATGTAACAGTCACAGCTTTGGAGCGCCACACAGGCATCACAGTAGCACAGCTAGCTGATGCTCAGTTCTCTCTAGAGATCGACAAAGCAAACTACTTCGCATTCAAAATGGATGACATCGAAGACCAGTTTGCAAACGTAGACTTCATGTCAATGGCATCAAACCGTGCAGCTTATAAAATGGCTGACGCATTTGACGCAGACGTATTGTCTTACGCATCAGGTTATAACACTTCAGGTGCACGTATCACAACTGTAACAACAGGTGCTGGTACTGGCGATCAATCTGGAGATTCAATCACAGGTGAATACCTAGATGCAAACGTTTTGTCAGCTGTTACTTTCACAGGTCAGCTAACAGGCGTAACAGGTGAAGCTGCTGGGGACTCTATCCCAGTTGCACCTCGTATGCCAGGAGCACAAGCTCTATCTGACTCAACTGTATCACCATTGCAGATCGTAGCACGTATGGCTCGTTTGCAAGACGTACAGAATGTTGACACACAAGGTCGTTGGCTTGTAGTTGATCCTGTATTTGTAGAGATGCTTAAAGACGAAGACTCACGCCTACTAAATTCTGATTTTGGTGGCTCAGGTCTACAGAACGGCTTGGTATTGAACAACCTACACGGCTTCCGTGTTTATGTTTCAAACAACCTACCAGCTGCTGGTACTGGTCCTTCTGCATCAACTGCTGCTCCACAGTCTACAAACTATGGTGTAATTGTTGCTGGACACGATACAGCTGTTGCTGCCGCTGAGCAGATCAACAAAGTTGAAACATATCGTGACCCAGATTCATTCGCTGATATTGTACGTGGTATGCACCTATATGGTCGCAAGATCCTACGTCCAGAAGCGTTGGTATCTGCTATTTACAACGTAGCATAATTTAGTTAAACTTAGGGGCTGGCACTAGCTGGCCCCTTTGTGTTTACAGAAAAGGACACACCTTATGGCGGGTACAATTACTACAGCGATGTGTAACACTTTTAAAGAAGAAATCCTTAAGGGTGTTCACGATCTAGAAACAGAAACACTTCGTGTGGCTCTCATTAAACCAGAAGCTGATATTTTAGCTAACTATGGTGCAGCTACAACAAACTATAGCGACTTAGGCGCAGACGAACTTCCAGATGCTACAGGCAACTATCTTAGAGATAACGTCAACAACAACCTTGATATTAGTGGCACTAACGTAAATCTATCTAACGGTGTTGCTTGGGTTGACTTTCCTGATTTAGTTTTCTCTAACTTAACAGTCTCTGCTGGTGGTGCTTTGATTTACAACGTATCACAAGGAAATAAAGCCGTAGCAGTATTTGACTTTGGAGGTACGGTAACTTCAACATCAGGCGACTTCACCATCGTATTCCCTGGTGGAGCTACTCCAGACGATACAAACGCAGTTATTCGTATTTCTTAATTACAGGCTTAAACAATGGCGTTTATTATAAAAGACCGTATCAAAGAAGGTACAACTACTATAGGTACAGGTGACATCGCTTTAGGTGGTGCACCTGCTACTTTTGAGTCTTTCCAGTCTTATATGACAAACGGAGATACAACTTATTACGCCATTGTTCATACTGCATCAGGTGTTGATGAATGGGAAGTAGGACTAGGTACTTGGAATACTGGTAATACTCTTACACGTACAACAGTCTTAGCTGGTTCTAGCGGTACATCAGCCGTTAACTTCTCTGCAGGCACTAAAGACATCTTTATGACATACCCTGCTGCACATGCTGCACTAGCAGGTGATGACGTAACATTCGATAACATTACTGTAACAGGCACAGTCGATGGACGTGATGTTTCAGCAGATGGTACTAAACTTGACACAGTAGAACAGAATGCTGACGTTACAGACGCAGTAAACGTAGCTGCTGCTGGGGCTTTGATGAAGTCTGGTGGCACTATGACAGGTGCACTTATCCTGAATGCTGATCCCACTACTGCATTAGGAGCCGCAACTAAAGAGTATGTAGACACGATTGCAGCAGCAGGTATTCACTACCACACACCTGTACGTGTTGAGTCTCCCAGCGCACTTACTGCTACGTATGACAACGGTACGTCTGGCGTAGGTGCTACACTTACAAACAGTGGCACACAAGCTGCACTAGTTATTGATGGCGTTACGTTATCTACTAGTGACCGTGTACTTGTGTATAATCAAACTAACGCAGCACACAATGGTATCTACACCGTAACTAACACAGGTTCAGCTTCTAGTAACTGGGTACTTACTCGTGCCACAGACGCAGATAGCTATGGTGCCTCAGACCCAAATGCGCTAGGTGAAGGTGACGCATACTTCGTTAAAGAAGGTGCCACAGGTGCTGGTGAACTATATGTGATGAACACTAGTGGTGTTATTACATTTGGTACAACTAACATTACATTTACAGTTATTGCTGAGACAGCCGTATATAGTGCTGGCACAGGTCTTACTCTAACTGGTACTACATTCTCTATTGGTCAGGATGTAGGTACAACAGACAACGTTACATTCAACCAAGTTACAGCAACTATTATAGGTAACGTAACAGGTAATGTCACAGGTGACGTTAGTGGTAACGCTGGTACAGCTACTAAGCTAGCCACAGCACGTACTATTCAGCTTTCTGGTGATGTTACAGGTAGTGCGTCCTTTGATGGCTCTGCTAACATTAACATTACTGCTGCTGTACAAGATGATTCACACGCACACGTTATCTCTAACGTAGATGGACTGCAAACAGCACTAGATGGTAAAGTACCTACTACTCGTACTCTTACTGCAGGTAATGGTCTTACTGGTGGTGGAGACTTATCAGCTAATAGAACGTTTAATGTAGGTGCTGGTTCAGGTATTACTGTTGGTGCAGATACAGTTTCACATGCTGACACATCTACACAAGCATCAGTAAATAACTCAGGCCGTACCTACATTCAAGATATTACACTTGATGGGTTTGGTCACGTAACAGGTTTGACATCTGCTACTGAGACAGTGACTGACACTAATCAGCTTACCACGTTTGTAGTTGAGGACGGGGATGGCACAGAGGTTACTATCTCTCACGGTAAAGAGTGGAAGTTCGTTGAGGGTGGTGGTATTGACATCAACTGGACGGACACATCTACAGGCTCTGATGGTGACCCTTATGATCTAACGATCAAACACGTTGACACATCTAGCCAAGCATCTGTGGATAACTCTAATGGCACAGTCATTCAAGACGTTACTTTAGATGACTACGGTCACGTTACAGGATTAGGCTCAGTTGATCTTGATGGTCGTTATGTGAATGTCACTGGCGATACTATGACTGGTGCTCTCACTGTTTCTACTACTGGTTCTGGTAGAAACATTACTCTGAAAGATAGTGATAGTTCAGGAACAGCAGCAACACCGTGGTTGCAGTTTAAGGATAGTGCAAACACGGATCTTGGGTATGTAGGACACGGCAGCAGCAGCAGCCACGATATCTTTTTATATACTAATAATGGAAACCCAGTAATTGGTGGTAACTCTAGTAGTGTTGCAAAGTTTTACAAAGGCGGCACATATTACAACATATTCCACGATGGCTACCACCCCAACGCAGACAAGTGGACAACAGCACGTACCCTAACACTATCTGGTGATGCATCTGGTTCTGTCTCTTGGGATGGCTCTGCTAATGCTACGTTGAGTGTGACGGTGGCTGATGATAGTCATAGCCATAGCAACTACATCACAAGTAATGCTAATGATAGCATGTCGGGTATTCTGACATTTACTTCCACTAATAATGCTTTTGCGGAGTATAACGGCTCTGGTACAGCCCCCTATTTACGTTTTAAAACTAGCGGCACTAATAACGGTTATATTCAATTTGAATCAAATGGTAACGCATACTTCTGGAATGATAGAGCTAATCAGGGTATAAAAGTAGAAACGGGTACTTCTGGGTTAAAATGGTACGATGGTGGTGCTTACCGCACAGTTTGGCATGCTAGCAATGACGGTTCTGGCTCTGGCCTAGATGCTGATTTACTTGATGGCTACCACTTAAGCACAACAAGTAACGCAGCTAATACTGTGCCTGTGCGTGATGCTAATGGCTACTTGAATCTAGGCTGGATCAATACAACGTCAGGTTCAACAACAAGCACTATCAACAAGATTTACGCATCTTATGATAACTATATTCGTTACATTACTCCTGCTACACTAATCTCTCAGCTTAACTTATCAACTACCAGCCACAATCACACTTATGACGTAAATAACGTTTGGTTGAGAGACAATGGCGATAACGCACACGTAAAACTGTATGGTAACTCACGCCAAATGGTATTCCGCACAGATGGTACAACAGAGTATGCCAGTGGTGTAGGTGGTTATCCTTTTGCGTGGATGTATGGTGGAGATGCCTCTAGCAACCGCCGAATGCTTCTAAGTTCAGTTGGTGACCTGTGGACAAGCACTAATGGTTGGCTCTCTACTGCTTTAAGTGGTAAGTTAAGTACAACAGGTAAGGCGGCTGACAGCAACTTATTAGATGGCATTGATAGTGGTAGCTTTGTACGCAGTGATGCTGATGACACCGTATCAGGCCACACAGAGTGGCAAGACAGTAAAGAAGTTCGATTTGGGAATGATGCAGACTTTCGTATATTCCACAATGGGACACATGCTTATCTGCGTAACTACAACCATAGTCAGGGTAACATATACATACAGGGTGAAAACACATCTGGCACTAATCAAAACCTATTCGTTGGAGTTACAAATGTAGCTAGAGGATATGTTTCTTTATATGAAGATAATACAGAGCGTTTACGCACACTATCAGGAGGTGTAGGTGTTACAGGTCTGTCGGTTGGTGATGTAGATGCTAATCCCGCTAACTCTAACGGCCTTACTGTTGCTAATGGTGGAGATGAAAAAATTGTCTTACGAAATTCAAGTAATCCTTATATTTCGTTCCAAGAAGCAACAACAACCAAAGCGTATATGCAGTGGAACTCTGGTGGGTTTCTACTATTTAGACACAGGGAATCAGGATCAGGCAGGTTTACTTTTAGGCCAAACGCTACCACTGATTCTGTTGATATAAGACTAGAAGCAAGTGATGGTGATCGTTACGGTTCTGTTTATGGAACCCATAACAATGAAATTGGCTTTTTGGATCAAGATGGTAGTTGGGCATATCGTCATGCAACGGACAGCCTTCACGAATGGCGCATAAACAACACTGTTGAAATGGACTTAGACAGCAGTGGCCTCGATTTAAAAGGTAATAACCTTGAGGGTGCCACTGATATCTATGTTGCAGACCAAATTATTCATACTGGCGACACCGACACTTACATGCAGTTCAACGCTGCAAACACTTGGCGTGTTGTTACTGGCAATACAGAGGGTTTGAAAGTATCAGGGGTAAACGTTGATTTAGGGATAGTTGGTAAAATTCGTCACGGCGGCAACACTAGTACATATATGCAATTCCACAATACAGATCAGTGGCGTGTCGTTGTAGGCAACACAGAAAGACTAGAAGTAAAGAACAGCTCACCTCATGTTTTGGTAACTGGTGATTTGAACAGTACCTCTGATGAACGTCTAAAGAAAAACGTAACACCTATTACTAATGCCTTGTCTGATGTGATACAGCTTGAGGGTGTTTCTTTTGACTGGAAAGACACGGGTACACGTGGGCATGGTTTCATTGCTCAACAGGTAGAACCTATTTTGCCTGACGTTGTGCAAACGGATGAAGAAACAGGCATCAAGTCTATTAACTATGTAGGCATGATTGGTCACTTGGTAGAGGCAATCAAAGAACAGCAAGAGCAAATTGAAGAACTAAAACGTAGGATAGGGGAGTAATAATGGCTTTTCAAATAAACGGCAATACAGTTATTAATGATGATGGAAAGTTTATCCACGGCAGTCAGCTCACAAGTTATTACTATAATAGAGGAACAACTAACAGCACAGCAACAACTTCTTATCCTAGTTTTAGTTCTAGTACTAGTACGTGGAACCACTATTTCTACAACTGTGACGCAATTCGTTTCTATATTGGAGGTTCTGGAGAATTTCAGCTTCACGGACTTTCATTTTGTGGTTGGTCTAATACTCCTACTAATCCAATATGCTCTTATCTTGTAACTGAAGGTACTGACTTAAATGGGGCAGTTATAGTTGAAGGTGCGGTTATTCCAGAAAGTAATGTAGGCACAAACGTCTTTAACATGGTTGAATTTACTGAACCTGCGTATTTACAAAAGCAAAGGGATTATAGTGTTGCAATAGCTCTTGAGTCAGCGAATGATCGTACAACTTACAGAATGGGATCGTATGATAACATTATTGCTGGCACACCTGGGACAATGTATATCTCCACTGTTAACGGTTTTAGGACTATATACCCAGACATTGGAACATCTGGAGCGGCTAACGAAGATGATAGCTCTTGGAGAACAACAAACGGAACAACTTTTAATGGTGGTCAAATTCCAATTTTATGGATAAAGGACTAAGAATGGAAGAGTATGATACAGAACAATTAGAAGGTATGGCAGAAGGTAATCGTGCTACAAGGAATATGCTTTTAGCAGAAACTGATTGGTGGGCTGTAAGTGACCGTACAATGTCTCAAGAAGAAAGAGAATATCGTCAAGCATTACGTGATATGCCAAACCAAGAGGGATGGCCTTATAACCCAACCTTTCCTAAAAAACCGTAGGTAAATAAATGTTAGGCTTTAGCACATTTTCTGAAGTACCTTTATCTCAGGCAACTACGTCATTAGCTGCTAACGCTTTTGCTATAGCTATAGCTTCTACTGGGTTTATTAGTACTTTAGACTATGACGCTGAAGCTAACTACACTATTACTTCTGTACCAGCTACCTTTTTATTAGACATAGAGTTTGACGCTCAGGCTTCTACAGATGTAGTAAATGTTTTATCTTCATTAAGCATAGAAGACGTAGTTAGTTTTGGTGAAGCTAACCACACACCTTCTGCTGCAGTAGTAGCTTTCAGTGTAGATGACGTAGACTATGTTGCTGAAGCCAACCTTACTCTAGTAGCAGCAACTATGTCGCTCGACTTAGATGCAGTTGAGTATGACGCTGATGCATCGACAGATGCTACTTCTGTATCTGCTAGCTTCAATACGTTAAATGATCTAGAATATGCTGCTGCAGCTAATACAACACTAAGTTCACCTTTGTTTGCTGGCGCAGCGTATGATGTAGACTTTGATGCAAAAGCAAACACAAGCCTTTCTGCTATAGCAAACGCAATAGATGTAGATGCTGTTGACTTTAAAGCAGAAGCAAATATAACTACACCTGAAGCTGTAGTAAACTTTAGCATAGAAGACTTTGCATCTGTATCAGGTAAAGCCAATACGACTCTATCAGCTAATCTACTTGATTTTGCATCTCTTGAACTTGATGATGTTACAGGTATTATATTTAACTTTCAACCTTTTGCAGATGCATATGAAAGAGCTAGAACTGTGTACCTCGTAACATATGACACCAACAGAACAGTACACATTACACCAGAAAACAGAACAGTGTATATTGAAAAAGTAGACGGAAACAATACTGTCTATATAGCAGCGTAAGGACTAGACATGTCTTATAAATGGCCTGACAAAGATAAAGATGAAACAGTAGACTACAGCATTGACTGGTCTAGATTTCTAGGTAGTGATACAGTTAGCTCTGCTACTTGGTATGTAGATGA